GCTCAAATACAAAAATGCACTGAATGTGGTAAGAGCTTAAAGCAATATACGTAAAGCAGCTAATTTATCACTTTCATATGATATCATAGCTTCTAGTTGTTCTGCTTCAACTCCTACCAAATACAATGGGACATTATAAGCTAAAGCTAGGTCTGCTTTAGTTACAGTAAACATTTTACGTAGTGTCCCACTACGTAGCATTTTCAAATTCGAAATTGCGTCACCCCGTTGTTCTTTGACCCTAAGAGTGAACCGTTTCGTAATTGAATTGTGGACTATCGTCTTTTTTACAGCAGCATAAACGCGGTTGAACATTGATCGGTCAACCACTGTCGAACAAATATGCTTAGCATAATCTAATGCGCCTGGAAAGCCTCGTACCAAATCATCTTTGGCTGCTGGTGTTTTGGGTATCCCTACCTCCTGTATGTCAACAACATGTGTATCGGCGTTCGGCCCTATGCTATTGGCCACTCCACCAAAGACCTGGTGTGTTTCCATTATAGTCTGGTAATCCTTTAGCTCGATATTCCAAATCTTGCACACGTGTATACTTTGGATATTAGACAACATATCAACCACCTGCTTACTTGCTCGTCGTTGTAGTAGTTCGTCAGCCCTTATCTTGTTCGCCTGTATCACTGCACGCAAATCGTTAGGTACAACTGTCTCTGTTGGGCCGTGTACAAATGTTGCTACACCCCGCGCTAAATTGTCCGCCCTGACCTTTATTAGTTTTATGATCAATCCTCAGAAATTCAGCAATTGACGCCAAGTAACATTTAGATGCTTGGAATCGAATGTTATGCCGTTTACATCGTACCATAAATTGTTGTAAATCTGATATACGCTGTACGGCGGCGAGTACATCATCACCATTGTGTATTGTAACCAGTGATGATTCCTCATCACATAGTGAAACATATACCTTATTAAGCACAGTGTTCATGAAGGTAGTTAATCGCCATCCTGACATGAGTGTGCCTTTGGTCTTATACCAGGTGCTGTTGATGTCTTTGACAAAGGTATTATTGATAGCAGTTGCAGTCCATTGGATGGCAAACGCTTGTTGTTCTGTTATATTATCTTTAAACACATCGCAATATGCAAATAGTACTGCAGCCATCTGTTCATTATCATGCTGCGAGTTAAAATCTTCAAAATCAAAGCAAAAAGGGACACCGTTGCGTAACACCTCTTTCACATTGTTTGAAACATTTAGTGTGGTTGCCGAAGGCCCGATGGGAAACTCCTTGCTCAGTAATTCTTCAGCACCTAGCATACCGAAACTACTTAAGACAAAATTGGTCAGGTCTACACCATATATAGCCCTCTGTTTCCCCCATTCATACTTTGTTGAAGGCCATGCTCTGCATTCTGGTGTCCTTTTTGAAAAATAATCAAAGTCAACTTTAGGCATAGAACATAGTGTATATAACTTATGTCTCAATGCCCTTTCCTTAGCTCTGTATTGGTCATCAGAAGGGTACTGAGAGTGGTATGTACCTGTGGGTGCCCACTTCCAGCGCTGATCCCAAAATGTTTTCCAACGTTGTCGCTTTGGTATTTGACCTTTTGCCTTAACTAGCGTGAACAACTCATAGCTCTTTTCATAGATTTGTTCTTTGGAAAAACTAACTAGGTTAGGTTGAATACGGTGCAGTTTTTCTTTCTTCCAATCAACCTCCCCCAACCCACGGTTAGTGAGTACTTCAAACTCAAAGAAGCTAGTTAAATCATATTGTATAGTATTCTGTAATGCTTTTAACCGTAAAGTAAAGTTCTTTTTAATACGATCTGCGAAATCAAGGACATTATTAAACTGCCATTGCCATACACCACAATAGTTTAATAAAGTACGGTCTTGGCCCTCTAAGATCATTGCCCACACTATGACACCAGCTATCATTGCCTCATGTGCTCCAATGCTAATAAGGTGTTCTATTAAAGGTAGTATAGGGGCACACCTACGCAGGACAGTTATGAAATTTATCTTCCTCAACTCATGCACGGAAATGTGCCGTATGTGTTGGGCAGACACTTTAAGTATTGGTAAGTCACGCTTTCCTGTTAACACCTCCAGTAGTAACGGGTAATGATTAACACAATGCTTGATGTATGACGCAGCTTGTTTGAGGGTTAACTTGTCTTCTAAAAAGTACTCATTAAATAGATTGTTTCTACTATCTACAACCTGCTTGTGCAGTAGAAAGCGTGCTTAAGTATGTCTTCATCCTTATGC